AGCGTTACGGAGAAGATCAAACCCTTCTATGACGTTACGCCATAAATCAGTGGCAAACGCGTAGCCTTTACCAAAACCAATTTCATCAATGTTAGTGACTTTATGGTTTACGGCTACTTGCTTGAAGATCAACTGCTCCATCCAGTCGGCTGAATCCAGAACGACAGTTCCGAAGTTATGGTCTTCAGTATAGAGAGAACGTAAAGCCTCCATCACATCGCCGTATGACGTAGCTAGTGGGAAAGATGTTACGTCAAGGGCATCTAGGCCCTCTTCGGTCTGGATGAACACAGGCTTGTCGGCTTGTGCGGCGAAGCTGCTCTTACCAACGCCGTGCGTACCGTACAAGACAATACGCGGAGGACGGACAATGCTGCCTTTTCGTAATGATTTAAGATTGATTGCCATATTAATTCTCGTTTCTAATGACGGTTACAGATGTTTTTGCTGGTTCAACAGTTAGAGCCTTGCAAAAAGCGTTATAAAATTCAGGTTCATTGCTTTCCAGATAGCGCAGTCCTTTCAAGTCCAGTTCGGGTTTATGTTTCAGCGGTAGAATGTCTTCTGGGATGCCGAGCTTCGGCAGCATATCCCAATCAACCTTACGGTTGAGACGACCAGTGAGCGTGACCTTGTATGGTCCGATCTGATGGGACTCGCTGCCTTCAGTCTTTGATGTGATGAAGGAGAGAAGCTCCTCCTCAAGCTCAAGACGGCGCTTGTTTGCCGCAATCTCTTCGTTCTTTGCGTCCATCCAATCTGACGCGGCATCTTCAACAGTACGGTTAGAAAACATTTTTGGTTTGAAGTTCATGATTTCCTCGTTGGTTGTGATTACATTTCCGTTTTGGCAAAAAGGAGATTGCCAAGTCGTCGTCGCTGTGTCAAACACTATTTTCTCTGCAACGGAGATTTATATGAAATTGAGAAAATGGCTTGATCTGCAGAAGCTCACCAATCGTGAGTTCGCCGTTATGATTGATGTTTCAGACAGCGCGATACACAGGTGGACATCTACGGATGATGACAAGCGTATACCGCGTCCAGAACATATGTTGGCTATAGAGAAGGCAACAAGGGGAAAAGTGAAGGCGCAGGACTTCTATTCGTGAGAGTTGTGTCCTTCACCGTCCCAGGACAACCTGTAGCGAAGGGCCGCGCCAGAATATCTACATTTGGTGGTCATGTGCGTTCGTACACGCCGGAGAAAACGCGCCGGTATGAGAATCAGGTGTCGGCTTACGCTGCGGAGGCAATGAGAAACGTGCCGCCAATGGGTGGGCCTGTTGAAGTTGTTGTAGATGCACATATGCTTGTGCCAAAGTCTTGGTCGCTTAAGAAGCGGCTTGCTGCAATCGCGGGACAAATCAAGCCAACAACTAAGCCTGACCTAGATAACATCGTTAAAGCCCTCGACGGCATGAACGGCATTGTGGTCGTTGACGACTCGCAGATTGTTAAGCTGACGGCTACCAAGCAGTACGCCGAAATCCCACAATTAATTGTAAGTGTCATAGGGCAAGAATGACCGACTTCATCACGACTGCAACCCGGCTCGTAGAGCGGGGGTACTCGGTTATACCCATCATGCCTGGAGAGAAGCGTCCCGGCGAGTTCAAGGGCAACCAGTGGATCGGTATGAACCAATGGCAGCGGTTCTGTGATAAAGCCCCAACCAAGTTCCAGTTGGACATCTGGGCCAAGTGGCCTAGCCCGTCGATCTGTTTGGCCTTGGGTCGAGCCAGCAACGTAACGGCCATCGACTTTGACTACGGTAGCCCAGAAGTCCGCGCCGCGTTGGAGGCGTGTCTGCCGCCGTCCCCGGTCAAAAAGATGGGTGCCAAGGGCTATACGGCTATGTACAGGGGCTTCGCGGTGCTGTCCAAGAAGTACCTGCTGGATGGCGTTTCGGTGATTGAGGTGCTGGCCCAAGGCAAACAGACGGTCCTGCCGCCGTCCATCCACCCCGAGGGCATGAGTTATCACTGGCTGACCCCCGACACTTTGGAGGATTTAACGGCCTCTGAGTTGCCAGAATTGCCCCACGACATACACGATAGAATTGCAAAAGCCCTGGAGCCATTCCAATCCAAGGTAGAGAAACAGGCTGTTAACGGCAAAGCTATCCAGGCTTCCGTGCAAGGCGACAATGATAGCTTTTGGCGTGATATCAATGATACCGCTTTGTTAAACCTGGATAATTGGGTTCCAAGGCTGATTCCAGACGCCAAACGTGGGGCCAATCGCGGGTATAGGGCCGTGGCCCATTGGCGGGACGGTGATGGGGCCAATATCGGTATTACGCCAGACGGCATAAGGGATTTCGCCAGAGACGCTGGCATGACCGCCATAGACTTGGTTATAGCCGTAACCGGGGCAACCCTCGATGGGGCTACGGCATGGCTACAGGACGCCCTGGGGATGCGCCAGGAAGCCGTCTTTGACGCCAAGGTATTTGAGCCGCCCCCGGCCAAGGTCGCGCCTGTAGCGCCCTGGAAAAAGGCCGAGTCAGTGGCCGCGCCGTTTAAACGCAAGTCTGGCTCCCTGGAGCCAAAAGGCGCGGTGGGTAAGCTGACCCAATACATCAATGAAACCTCTATCCGTCCCCAGCCAATCTTGGCCCTGGCAGCGGCCTTATGCGCCATTGGGACGCTGGCAGGGCGCAAGTACCGCAGCCCGTCCAATCTGCGTACCAACCTGTTCGCCATCAGCCTCGCGGACTCAGGGGCTGGCAAGAACCATAGCCGCCAGATCGTAGACCGGCTTTTCAGCGACTTTCTGGGAGCCGAGAAGAAGATCGGCGGGTCCAAGATCGCGTCAGGCTCGGGCTTGTTGAGTGCCCTGCACCGCAGCCCGTCCATTCTGTTCCAGATCGACGAGTTTGGGATGTTCTTGGGTGCCATGCTCGACAAGCGCGGACCGAAGCATCTGATCGAGATTATGTCCCACATGACCGAGTTGTTTACCTCCAGCAATTTGACGTACCACGGCATCGAGTACGCCGACCAACGGGACCGCCCCCGGCAGGAAATCGTCCAGCCGTGTTTGAGTGTGTACGGCACGACAGTCCCAAGCCACTTCTGGAAGGCTCTGGAAAGCAGCAACGCGGTTGACGGTTCGCTGGCGCGGTTCTTGGTCTTTGAATCCGAGGAGAATTACCCCGACGATCAAAACGCGCAGGAGAAAGACCCGCCAGTCGATTTGGTTGATCTGCTTGCCAGAATAAACGAGGGCATCGGTGGTATCGCGTCTGCATTGGATGGGAGCCATACGCCAGAGCTAATGCACGTTTCATATGATGACGCCGCTACCAAGATGATTAAAGACATGAAGCTCGACACAACCAAAAAGTTGAGGGCTTTGGAAGGCACGCCGTTTACATCGTTCTGGGCGCGGCGCGACGAGTTGACCATCAAGGTCGCCATGATCCACGCCATCGGCTGTGACCCCGAAAACCCGATCATCAACACCTACGATGTAGAGTTCGCCCGAGCCATTGTAGACAGGTCAATCAATCAGCTAGTGGATGGCGTCGAGCGTTATGTCAGCGACAACGCCGCAGAGAATTTTAGCAAGCGTGTTATCGAGATAGTCCGTAAGGCGGGTGGGTCGATGCAAGCGTCAGTCTTATGCCGCAAGACGCAGTTCCTGGGCCGTGATCGTGATGCCGTGATGAAAGGGTTAATTGCAGCCGAGGTGTTGATTGAAGTCATCGCAGCAGCCACCGGCGCGTCCGGTAGGCCGAAAGTTACCTACCGCCTGAAAGACGCCGTGCCGTTCTAGTGGGTATGCTTCTCAATCATCTCAGCCTGGACGGCGGGGAAGCGTGTAAACACTTCTAGCAGTCGCATGACACCGCCGTGCGGTTCTGTCGTGCCAGACAAATAGCGGTAGATGGTCCGCAGGTCGCAGCCAAACACGGCGGCGGTTTGTTCACGGGTTAGCTCGGTGGCCTTACACCAGGCCGTAAACTTCTTTTGTTGAGTTGTCATTTTTATCGTCCCGTTTCGTTCGTTGTTTTAATTAAATGTATCAGCAGCAGTTCAGGGTTTAGCTTCAGGTTCGCAACGTGCGGCGGGAGCGGAACGGCGTCGGGCCAGGGGCCGCGCAGCCGTTCACCCAGCCGATAAAGTAAGCGTTCATATAGTTTTTTCATCGGGCATCTCCATGTACAGTTTTGCAGTTGGGCCGCACGCGCCAAGGTCATCCCGACATTCGGATGTGATTGATTTGCGTGCGTCTGGATGGCCGCAGTAGCCCAGTTCGTATTGCGGCCAGACGGCATGGGCGCAACGGAGGCAATACTTCGTGCGTTGTTCTGTGACGATCATTGTTTGTCTCCCGGTAGCGTTACCTGTTCCCAGCGCGGGAGGGCCTCAATGAGTATGCGTTCCAGCAAGGCGCGGTTGCCCATGCCCAGCCGTTGGCGTAGCGCGGCGAAGCGTTTGAATAGCTCGGGCGATAGGTCGCATTGGATTGCGGTGCGGTCTTTCATTTTATTCCCCTCTCAGTTCGTTGCGGTATTCTTCAGCCGCAGCCTGTTCGTCCGCGATGCAGTCAGCGCCGTGGATTTCCATTGCTTCGTACAGCCGTGTGTTCTCATCGACCTCACACAGTTGATCGTGCGTTGCGGGAACGCCGTCGATCAGCAGTGAGATTATCTCGACTTCGGTGTACTCAGCCGGTTC